GCCCATGATGGAACATGACCCTGAACCTACCGGACTTGAGAATGAGTTTAAGACAGTTCCAGGTGTCCAGGCCCCCCAGGCTGAGGTCGAACCCGAGCCCGAGCCTAGCTTCGAGCCCCAGTCGGAGCCTCAGCGCGAAGGTGACGATGACGTCCTTTTCGGTGACGCACCCGAACAGCGTACAAAAAATCCCCGCTATAATTAAATGGAACTCTCCGACTATCTTCGCGATCCCATGAGCGCGGCGCTGATCGCGGGTGGTATAACCGCAGGGTACATTCATCTCAAGGCGCATCTCAATAACGAAGGAAAACTCGAACTTAACAAGTACACGAAACCAGCGGCTCTCAACGCGATCCTCGTGTTCTTCATCGTTTCAGGTGGTATAGGACAGAAGGAAACGATTTCCAGTGAGCCTTTTTAACTTAAAGATTACACGAATAAAATAAGAAAATGGCGTCCGTTACCGCGTTTAACGATATGATGGGTCAATTTCTTGTGGAATTGCACAAGACTTTTCCAGAGGAAAAAGGCATTAAGAAGATGATGACGTCGTTCGACGTCTTGAAGTCCACCAACCCACGTCTCGTCGTGGATGCGTTCATGAAGGGTGTGAGCCCGTATGCGGATAAGATTTCGACGAAGGATGAAACTTTCCTACTCAAGGAGATTGATACGATTGACTTTCTCAAGGATCTCAACATCAAGTCGTACTGGGAGCGCATGTCTACTGGTACCAAGTCTGCGACATGGCAGTACCTCCAGACGCTGTACATGCTCGGAACGACGATCACCTCCATTCCCGATGATACTCTCAAGATGATTGAGGGTATCGCGAAGGAATGTGCCGATAAAATGCAAGGTGATGATGGTGAGTTGAACCAGGATGCACTCATGAAGATGATGGGAAATATGCTTGGTAACCTCCCCAAAAAATAAACCTCAACATATACTAAATGAACGTCTGGTTCGACGATCCTCAGCAACTCATCCGAGGTGATAAGGTTTCTCAGTTCTGGCCAACCAGTGATCAAACTCCAGAAGATCGCATCAACGCCGCGTCTCGGTTTGTCATATATGCCACTTGTCTCATTTATATCATTCGTCGTGATCCCAGGATCTTCGTCTTGGGTGCGACTGTCCTATCCGTTATCTTCGTTCTTTATCGGTCGAAGATGGTGACAGAGACACATGGGAGTACCATCGATGGTGCCCTGTGTCAGATGCCCACCGAAGATAATCCCATGGGGAACGTATTGATTACTGATTACACGGATGCACCCAATAGGTTGGAGGCGTGCTACTATCCCACCGTGAAGCCTTTCGTAAACAGCTACACGAGTGAGCGCATTCCCATGGATGGAGGGCGGTCGCGGTCCCCTCTCCCTAAGTATATGAGGAACGGTGTCGACCGTCAGTTCGTGACAACTCCCGTGTCGAAACTTCCAGGTGACCAGACGGCATTCGCCGAATGGTTGTATGGTCCCAAGAATGGTCCCATGTGTAAGACGGATAGCAAATACTGTAACCCCAACGCGCGTGGTGTCCAGCTCGAGGCATTCGCTGGACTTGGGGGTGATGGGGATATCCGGGGTCCCAGGGGTGGTGGTTCTGTGAGAGGGGGCGGAGGAACGTATAGTTAGATTATATTCTCATGTAATAGTAAATGGCGTATCAGCTTCAACCTGGCCTTTCCCGAGTTCAAAACAAGGGAGCCATTCCCCCAGTCAAAGCGAACGACGAAATTTTTGTGTATCCTCAGCCCAGTGGCTTGAACTGTGGCGGCTGCCGACCCAACACCATGTTGTATGGTACAGCCCCTTACATGGCTGGTAAGGGTTCCCCAGCCCAATACATTGATACCAGTGATCAACTTCGCCCCCAAACCACGTCCCGTTTCAATAAGCATATCGTCCAAACCTATGAGCGCAAACTCTTCCCCCTGACAAACATGGAATGTAAAGTTCCCCTTCGCACGATTCGATATGAACCTGCGAGCACCCGCGCCGAAGTCCAGAATGGTCTCTTTCAGCAAAGGTACGCTAATAAAAATGTCGGTAAGAAGTAAGAATGGCTGATCCCATTTCGCTCATGGCTGTGGCCGGTCTCGTATACGCTGGTCGAACTTTGAGTACTAAGTCTGTTCCACCTCCACCGAAGGAGATTTTCGAACCACCCCCAGTAGTCAAAGCTCCCGTAGAGATAGTAAACAACAATTTTGAACCCGTCATCGACAGGCCTCAGAAGAGGGAGATGGAGAGTTTTGGTGACATTACTATGCAGCAACGCAGCGGTGGTCAGGAAATCCTAAACATGCGTAATCGCATGTATGATCAGGGTCGCATGAATAACCTGTCTCCCGTGGAGAAGCAGTTGGTCGGTCCCGGTCTCGGTGTGGGTGCCGATACCCCAGCGGTCGGTGGTTACCAGCAGATGTTTAGGGTGAACCCCGTGAACGTCGGTGAATACAGGCTCACCACACTCCCTGGTCGTTCTGGTCCAGCGGCGGACATTACTGGTGGTCGCTCGGCCGTTGTCGGTGAACTCACTCACAACAAACCTGAGACCACCTCCCATCTCCCCTCTCGGCGACCTGTCATGGCGGGTCGGGCACAGGGCATGTCCGGTGTCGTTCCTCGCAACGAACACGAAAAGACGAAGCGAACCACGAACCGTTCCGAGACTGGTCTTCGCCAGGATGGTCTCGGCTTCAACGGTGCGAAACGTTTCATTTCGGCACAGACTGTGTCCCAGGATCCTACCCGTTTCAAGAGCGATCGCAACGATGCGCAATACAGCTATTACAACCAGGTTCAGCCTGGTATTACAAACTTCCGTGGTGCGTATACGAACAGTGCTGCGACCCATGTGACTGCGAAGACGAACGAGGAGCTCATGAGGTATGGTTTCCGTCCCGAGGATCGTCGTGGTAAGCCTAACCGCATGGGTAACGCTGGTCGCATGAATGTTCGTGAGTCTGCTCTCAAGCAGGGTGGTGCGCTCACGGCGGTTCGGTCGGACACGACTCGCATCGATGGCCGTGTTAACGCGGCGAATGGTGGCTGGACGCAGCAGTACAAGCAGAAATCGTTCCACCAGTTCAACGCGTACAAGGGTAACGCGAACCCTAATACCCAGACCCTGGATATCGCGAAGCGTCAGCTCCAGAACAACCCTCTCGCACACTCTCTCTCTGCTTAATTTCAAATACGTGGTAGACAAAAACAGTCATTAAAATATTGTGCCTATATTTTAATGAAGGTGTACACTCTCTCTATCGATAGTAGTCAGCGCGGTGTCAACGTCATACCTTCCAATGTGTACCAGGATTCTAACGGTGTGTACGTCGTCGACGAATACTCAAATACACATTCAAACGCGAATGACTACGTCATCACCCTGGAAAACCCAATCTATGACGTCTCGGAAATTAAACTCGTATCTGCTCGAATCCCCACACCTCAGCTCGTAACCTGTCCCACGAATAACACATTCAGCGTTGACGGTACCAATTTTACACTTGATTCGACAAATTATTCAAATGGACACGTTCTCGCAGAAGACCTAGAGACTCTTCTCTCACCCCCCGAATCGAATGTGAGTCTCGTGGTCTTCGATGACGAAACAAACACATTAAACTTCTCCAACGTGGGAACATCGAATGCGTTCACATTCGAGTTTTTTTCGGGAACGAATGGGTATCATGACCAGATCCCCTTAACGACACCTCATCAAATTATGGGATTTGGTTCGAAGGACTATACATCGAATGCTTCGGGTGAGATTGTTTCCGGTGCGGTTAACCTCGAAGGTCCAAATTCACTCGTCGTACGTCTATCGGGTGGTTCGGATATTTTCACTCAAGACGTGTATACATCGACACCCTTCTATACAGGTCATATCCTCCTGAATGGTTCGAATTTCATCAACTTTAATGGTGCCGATGACCCACTCATACACCAGTTCCATTCGGGGTCGCAAAAGTTTATTCGTGATATTCGTGTAGAGTTTTTTTACATGAGTCACGGTCGACTCATTCCATATGATTTCAGGAACCAAGAACATATATTAAAATTTGAAATCACCGGGTCTACGGATAAATTAGAAAACCTACCAAAGGTTCCACTAGAGGAAGAGATTGAAACACCTGTGAGCATTCCTGAAGTTCGGAAGAATGTTCAAAGATGGAAGAAAGAATATCTTTACATCGCGTTAATCGTCGTCATCGGACTGATGATCATGTTTTTTATGAATAAAAAGGCACGTACATATCCTAGAACATCTAGCGGGTAATCGCGTAGACGGGCTGGGCGGGCTTCTTCACACGACCGTTGATGCGGGAGATGATCATGAAGACAATCACGGAGATCAGCGAGGTGAGAAGCGCGGTGAGGGCGTACTGGGAACCACCGTTCTTGGGAGCCTTCACAACCTGGGAAATGACCCAGCGAATGAAGTCCATCCAGGACATGGCAGCGGCGAAGGAGAAACCAGCAACGATGGAGTTGAGGGTCTGGGTCTGGAGCTCCTGGGTGACGATATCGACAGTCTTGATGGCGCTGGTAACGGCGGACATGGTGTTTTAATATAGATCAGGAAAATTATTCTGGTAAGAGATCTTCCTTCTGAACAACCTTCTTGAATTTCTTCTTTTTTAGTGTCTTCATTTTTGAAAACAATTCTTCATCATCTGAAGAATCTTCACTAGAGCTTGTCCCCGATTCATACACCTTAAATTTGGTATTTGAAAAAGACCAACCCTCTGGCTCAGAGGTGCTCATTACTATTAATGGCATTTTTTAACATCTGTTCTACCGGACTCTGAGGAATCCATGAGTTCCAATTTTTTACAGCTTCATTCATCTGGATGAAGCGGGCATCCCCCCCTGAATATTCGACAAAGGGTGGGCAATCTTCTGTCTCAACATCCTCTATGTCGTCTTCCTCCGCTTCATCGTCCGTCTCATAAATTTCTGGAAAGTGGGTACCGATCTGCTGTCCCACAGTGTACATCGCACAATACTTCATCGCATATTCCATGTCTTCTGAAAGGATAACATCCCTTCCACAAGCCTTACAGTATTCACCAGCGAGAAGCATCGCCTGCTCCATGACGGGTAGCATAATGTCCGTCATGCCTTTGATGTACTCCTCTGTCATCTGATTTCCACCATCACCAAAACCGGTTTGCATGTTCATGTTTATTGTTTATTGTTAAAAAGAGTTTGTCCAGTTCCCTCACGTACTCGGAGAATGTTGTAACTCAGGGCGTACACGCGAACTTGCCTGCTAAAATCCGGACAGTCGGTGAGACTTAGGCTGAGATTTTGATCTTTTATGAGACTGAAGTTTACCTGTCCCGTGGGATACCACTCTTCTGGTTGGAG